GTCGCCGCGATACCTGTTATAGAAACAGGAGTAAGCTCTCCTATAACTATACCAGAAGCATTTAAAGCCCCGGTCATCTCAATACCTGTTAGACCAACTACTTGCTCTACAACTGCTGGGGTTCCTAATGACATAGTGGCAGCTATTCCACCTAAACCTTGAGTATGATCAGCACCATCATTAATGGATATAGATCCTAAGGACCCAGTCGCTAATAAAGACTCAGTAAGAGTAAGTTCAAAATCGTAATTGAGTTGTGGTGTTCCCACAGAACCTGTTATTTCGAGACCTGTTAATGGCTCTCCAATTTCTATGTTTACTACACTTTCTTCTCCCCAAGCATCATTGCCCCAAGTACTTCTACCCCAGCCTTCGCCACCCAGTCCGGCAGTCATTTCTAGACCAGTTAGTATAACCGTGGTAGTATTTTCACCCCAGTTACCATAACCCCATTCATCTCTGCCCCAGCCTTCAATAGAGGCAGCATAATCTAAATCTCCTAAAGAAGCAGTAATGGACAATCCGGTAAGATTTACAATTGGTGTATCACCCCAGGCTTGGGAACCCCACGTATCACGGCCCCATCCTGTAGTAATTTTTTCTTGATCGTTCCAGGTTCCTCTTCCCCAAGACATGGCTCCCCAGGCTGTTTCAGTGATATCAACAATTCCTCCCATGCCAATACCATGAACCCAACAGGCAAAATAAAAATCGGTTTCAGCTGAAGGTGTAATTTCTATGTAACGGGTAGTAGCCGCATTAAAAGTTGATGTATTTGTATAATCAGATTGATTACTCGATCCATCTAAATAATAAGTAACACCGGAAGAAATAATTCCGGCCTGCATAGTCCAAAGAATTGTACTATTGGAAGTGGAAAAAATTAAGGGATGACCATCGTTAGATGAACCGGATTGATCTAATCGAACGGTTCCATCTTCAACCCATGGAAAAGTAAAACTTGCTGGCTGAGAGCCATCAAATGTAAAAATATTGGAAGTAGAACCAGTGAGATACTGCGTTCCAGTTGTAACGGCTACTGTGACTGTAAGATTAGCCATAAGGATTTATCTCCTTATGACGTTATTCTGATGATAGCGTCTGATGAATCGTTAGTGGGAAATTGAATTGTGAATGTTCCAGAAGAAACGGTTTTGTTTCCACCAAAATCAATAGTACAAACCGAAGCATTTGATGTCAATCCAGAGATTGAAGATGAATTGTAAATTAAACATCCACGAGCTGTGAAAGAAGCCGATGTCCATGATGTATCTGAAAAATCTGTATAAGAAGTTACTGTAGATTTTGCTACTCCAGTATTTGTTAGAGCGTTTCCACCAGAACTGTATCCACTTCCGGAAACCTCGTCACTAGCGCTGTAAGCAGTTGTTGTCGTTCCCATAACTGCGGTATCATCATATAATGCTATTTTAAATGCACTGCCTGCTGGAGTATCTCCGGCAGCATTAAAGCTGTGATAGCCCCCTAGTAATTCTTCTTTAAAAGTATTTGTTAAAACTGATCCAATTGCCATATTTAATCCTAAATTAAGGAGACGGTGATTTAACTGGAATACGAATCGTACCATCAGTGTAATCGTCTCGTCTTCTTCTTCCAAGTTGCGCTCCTGCAAACTTCTGTACTTCTTGTTTATATTTATTTTCATATAATGTCAACATGTCCATCGGACCTTTTAAAAATCCAAAAGCCTCCACTAACGTAGCATATAATAAGCCCTGTGGGAAGTACTGACTAAGATAAGTTCCAGATGTTTTAGTCACTAAACTTTGAGGTACCATATCATAGTATATTCTAAACATATAATTAGCATCTGGCGTAGGAGCTATGTAAAGACCTCCTGAAGTCGTATCAGAAACCGCTGTAGCACCCCCAAACATCGCATAATACTTAGGAAATCCTGTTACATCCTGGTCTATCTTACCCCCAGAAGGACCTGTTTCCCTATCAACATATTCTGTTAAATAAGTTTGATCCTTTTTCTGTAACCATTCTCCAGGGCCCGTACTAACTGAGGTACTATTAAAAACTTTTAAACCACGCACAAATACTGTTCCAGTATTTCCTTTGCTTCCTTTTCCTGGAACATTTATTGTATTAGCATCAATAGCTAAATTTCCTTCACTAACAAATCTATTATTATCACTAGGGACATCATAAAAAATTCTAAATTCTGCATTTTCAATAAATCTGCTTAGAATAGCACCAGTAAAAACATTACTGCCTACTTCAGTATAACTTCTAATGTCAGCTTCTAATTCTGAGAGTGTATATCCGGCCATAATTATGATCTATCGTTGACGGGTCCACCGAAAACAAAAAATCCTCCTCCTTTTCCTATACTACTTGCAGCACTCGCTAAAGTAAAACTAAAACTGTCACTTACGGATAATGTTGATGGTTCTCCTGCATAAGGAATAGTACCAGCAATAACTGTTATTTCATATGATCCATAAACTTTTGCTCCAGCAGTATGAGCTACCGCTTTTGTAGATTCTGGTGTTACTCCATACGAAGGAGCAGCTGTTCCTCGAGTACAGCCTGATAAAGTATTTACGCTTCTAGCCGTATATTGAATAGTCTCACTGGTAATTCTTCCATACTCAAGAGAAGCGCTATCTGTATTAGTTGATTCAATGACAATATATCCTGATGTAGGAAATGCTGAGCCATCATTTAATTCAATAGAAGTATCGGTAGCACCAATAGTTGCATCTAAAGTATTACTAAGTTCAAAAGTAGATACTGCGACTCCTCCCACAGGATCTTTAACTTGATAAAATCTTACTGCATCTCCGGTCGATCGTTGATGTCTGTTTTGATTTACAATAACTGTAGTTCCTACCTCAGTTGTAAATGGATTATCATCTAAAGGAGATGGAGTAGCAAAAGCTACTCTTGAAGGTCTTGCTCTTTGTAAAGCCTGAGGATCCGCGCTTGTGGGTTTAGGTTGAAGCTGGGGTTGTTTAGGTTCAAATTCTGAAAAATGAACCCACGCACCATTCCATTCCCTTACCATTTCTAAATAAGGAAAAGCTAATCCCGATCTATCTGAAATAGCAAGTGCATGTTTACCTGAAGCAAAAGTAGTCATAATTAAGCATTAGGATAGTAAACCTTAGGTGCAATATAAGTACTTGTAATATCACCATCTTCTTTTACGGCTCTAGCCAATTCATCCTCATAATAAAGTTTCATTTCTTGTGATCGTTGGGGTGCATTTTTTTGAGTTAAATAAAATGCTAATCCTGCTGTCATACAAGGCGCAAATCGATAAGGCACATTTGTAGCATTCGTATAAGCTCCTGCGTCTTGAATTCTTCGTCCATAATAAATATTTAATTTATTTCCATCCACCGCTGCACTGGGAGTTAAATAAATTGTTAAAGTTGTTCGATCAATAAATCTTTGAACAAAGAAAGAAGTAGGAGTTCCTTTGGCAGATTTATTAGAATAACCTTGATACTGGGATCGACTCACTTCAGTCATTGGAGAATCAATACTAGTAGAAGTAATTCTATAATTAACTTCTAATATGTTATCCATTCCAGTTGCGTGCTGAGTGACTGCAACAGAAATTAAATGAGCAGCGGCCGTTGTTCCATTGGATCCACGAACAGCGCCGATAAGATTCGCTGCACCGGTTGCTGCAGATTTTCCAGTATATCTAATAGATTCAGATCCTACTGTAATCGTTCCTCCTCCTTCGTCCGAGCCAGGCATGTCTGTAACACTGGTTAAAGGAATAGTTGTATCTGAATCACTGATGCCTGCAGATAAAGTTGTTGTTAAGCCATTGGAAGTACCATCTTGAGGGGATCTGTAACTAGTATAAACATTTTTATTTTCAGCTAAAGTAAAACTTTGATTAGCTACTTCCCAATAGTGAAGTCCTCTATTACTCCATTCAGAAAATAATAGATTTAAAGATCGTTTAGCTGTTTTTAATTGATAACCTGAAACGTTTTGTAGACCAATTCTTTCGTAAGCTTCTTCAACAATTTCTTC